CTTATCAGTGATAACCCAATCACGATCACTGGTATCAAGCAGTGGAACCCACACTTTGAAATCATCACGAATCTCACGGAGTTTATCCATCGTCTTCATAAACTGTTTGAAGTGTTTGTATGTATCTGGTCTATGATTGAATACAATAATCTTATCAGGATTGGAATTGATATCATCAACAATATCCTGCGAACTGACACCCAAATGTTGAACAGTCAAAATATCATTCAGTTTACCAATAGTTTCATCATTAAATGTATCTGATGCTTGATCTAGAACCAGTTGTTTTTGGTGTTCTGTATTCAGATAACATCTATCATATTCCAATAGTCCAGTGATATTCTGTAGGAAACTGTCCTTGGGCCATGCAACAACATTATCCAAATCGAACCAATGAGAATACCCAAAGAACAATGGAGTGTGGTGTGTAACGTTATGCATGACGTTTTTGAGTTGGTGTGTATGTTCTGGTAAGTGAGACATCACCAAGTCGAAATCTAAATCAGCATTGATGATACTCTTAATCTCTGGTACATCAAAATGTGATCTCATCGTTGGGGGATATGTTGGCAGATCAATGTAATACTGAGTTACATTGTGGAATGCAAGTTCAGGCATCGGTTTAGTTAGAATCAAGTAGAACCAAAGATCATCACGAATCTCATTCAATAAACGTATCTGGTTCTTAATTACTTGAATGTAACTGTCCTTCTCCAAATCCTTCTGAAAGGTAATATTTGGATACACAAGTATTCGAACAGTCTTCTTTGTTTCTTTCTCTTCAGTAATATCAAATAGGTTCATCGTATAATATCAATCTTATCCATTGTGTATTGATTCCAGACTTCCAATTCAGTACGAACCTTATCCTCTGCAATCATTTTGTTATAACGTTTTGTTGCATTCTTTTTCCACCATGCAATCACGTTTTCCAGTTCGAACCGATCAAAGTTCTCTGCTTTATTTAGCGTGTCTGTTTTACCCAACAATACGTCTCTGACATTGGAGTATCCATACTCACTCATGTAGAAACGTTTCTGTGTTGTCACTCCACCCGCTTTCTCCATTGCAGTGCAAAACAAATCATATGCTTTCTGATCATGCTTTTTCAAAGATGATTTGATAACACCTACCATCTTAGTCTGCATCTTGAGTTTACGAGATGAAGCACCCTTATGAACAAGTGGTTCTCCATCATTCTTTTCTGTGAACCAATCTCTCAATTCAAAGTAGATGTCTTCACCCAGTGTCAGTAGAAACTTAGATTCAGTATCACCCTTGTATCTCAGATATGGTTTCATACCATCATACATCGACATACCCTTGATGTTTCCATAGAGTGATGTCGTTTCGAATAAACAGAACTGAGTATCATACTTGCTATTCAGTTTTCTACGAACATCATGTGAACAGCAGATTCCTGCAAGTAACTTCCCACCCAGATAATTGAATCCAAATGGTTGTACAGGAACAATGTTGAATCCCATAATAGCGTGTTTGTTGAATATCTCCAACTTTGGAGGTTCTCCAAGATATTCGTTTCGGGGTCTTGAATTAATCAAAGGTGACCCCATCTTAATAAAACCAACTGCAGTATTAGTATTGGTTTCTTTGATCATGAACTTCATCTCTTTTCCAGGCGCTTGATCTGGAGAAAAAGATGCAGTCATTTCAAGCATAGTATCGAACGTAGAAGATTGAACCTGTACAACAGAAAAGTTCATATCTTCAGGATGCATGTCGTATTGTTGAAACATGTCATCCTCTAGTCCAAACCCAGGCAGTGATGGGGGAATATTTTTTACCCGTTCAATCTTCCTTGCACGAAAGTAGTCGTCAATGCGTCCAAAGTTCTCAAAGTATTTCATTAACTTTGTTGCCGCCCAGATTGAATCTGATTTATCAAGTATCACGAAAAGAAATCCTCTAGTGTGTTTTGAGTTCCATAAGAGCGGTCTACATTCCAATTGATGGTTTCAAGAATGAAGATCAACGGTTCCACAAACGACTTATCGAACTGTATATCATAGTCTACTAGACGGTGAATGTCAAGTTCTTTCGGCAGTTTTGTGATCAGTGTAATCACGTTACTCTGGTATTGATTCTGTTTCATCAGATTCACAAACTTGACTTTATCACCCTCTTGTATCAGAGGATATTTAGCAGTCAATTTATTCTTCTTTACGAGATGATTGTAGATCAAAGCACCCTTGATATGCATTGGAGTACCCTTCTTGAAGATGTTAGAACTATCCATCCACTTACTCAATCCATTTACCGAACGAGGGAATGCAATCATCTCTGGTTCCATCTTCATGAACTCTTCACGGAAGTCCTGAATGAACTGGTTGAGTTCCTTCTCCGAACCACGCATGATGATCTTGAGTGCCTCCTTAATCTTCTCACGACATGGTGCAGGAGTCGATGACTTGACTGCCTCGATACCCATGATCTTCAAAGTTGGTTCATTGTATCGAACACCTTCAACATCCCATGCATTGAGGATGTAACGTTTCTTTGCAGTCCAGATACCTTTGTCTGCAATCACCTCACGTTTCATCTGCATCTTTTGATCATATGCATTTACATACGAAGCAAGATCTCGATAACTTTTATCGATAAAAGGTTCGATCTTCTCTTTAGCGACTGTATCCAAGAAGTTAACAATTTTAGACGTTTGGGTCTCATCACAATCTTCTGGTTTACAATTTCCCTCTCCAAACACTTTATGTACAAGGTCACCAAACTTGATATACAGAGAGTCTGTATCCGAAGCGATAACGTAGTCAGTTTCATCTGTGTCAAGCACCTTGTTGAGATATTGGTTAATACGGTTTTCAACCCATCGTATCGATAATTGCCCACTGGTAGTAATCCCCTCTGCGATTCTCAAGTCATAGTATCTGAACCATACATTACCAATCGCACCATAAGCAGAGTTCAGGGAAATCTTTCTTGCCATCTGGATGTTATTGTAACGAGATATGTCCTTCAGATATTTTGGATCTTTCGTGTCCTCATAGTTCTGTTTTGCCTGTAGCATCAGTTTCTTGTATTTGACACGATCATTGTACATGGTCTCCATCATCATTGGCAGGAAACCCTGTTTACTCCTATCGAACATTGCACCGTTTGGTGTAATGCAGATATTCTTTTCTTTCAGAGACGACAGATCAAACTGTTCTGATAACAAGATGTCAACAGGATTGTCACCAAAACGAATCTGTCCATCTTGCAATGTCTCAGGCGAGATGTTGTATTGCATGATCAAGTGAGGATAGAGTGAGTTCAAGTCAAATGATAGAACCCAGTCATGTTTACCAACATAGGGTTCCTTCACATATGCACCTTCATACTTCTCTGACTTCTCACCATGTTTCTTGGTTGGAATCACGATATTGCGTTCACGCAAGAAGTTGTAGATCAGAACATCCCAGTACTTCACTGAACCAAAGATGTCTTCATAATTCACCTTTGCCTCATACGCCATTGTCAATGCAAGTTCAATCAACTTCATCTTGTCTTCAAGACGATCTACAATCTCCACGTCTTGAATGTTATAGTCAACGAATGATTGGTAGTCTTTAGTGTACCACTCACGGAATGTTTCATATGGGTTGTCGTCTTTACGATCCCCCAGTTCCACATAAGCGATGTGATCAAGTCGATACGATTCTTGTCCAGTGTATGTGAACTTCTTGTAGAGTTCCAGATAGTCCATATTCGCAACACCAAGAATGTTGTAAATCACATTCTCACGACTGAAGTTCTTGACAGTCTTTGATGTGATCACACCCCAAGGCGACAGACGCTTGGTTGCCTCTTCACCCATGACGTGACGAATACGATTGACGATATAGGGAATATCAAAGAACTCAGTGTTCCAACCAGTCACGATGTCTGGTTGAGTAGATTCCCAGAATGCAAGGAATTCTGCAATGAGTTCACGTTCAGTTTCACAGTGAATGTACTCGACATCTTCACGAGACGTAGAGTATTCTCCAACACCCCAAACAATGATCTGCTTAGTCGATTGGTTCTTTACTGTGATTGATAGGAAAGGTTCGATTGCATCATTCTGGTTTGGGAAACCATTCTCACATGCAACCTCAATATCGATGGTAACTACGCAGAGTTTATCCATGTCCCAGTTAACCTGATCCGAATACTCATCTGCGATATATGTGTAAGCATACTTGTCCATACCATAGACAAGATGCGGTTGATCTTTGTACTGTTCTAGAAACTCTTTGGTAGACTTGATGTCATCCAAAGGGTACGGCATAACATTCCGACCCTCTAGAGTTTTCCAACCAGTTTCTTTTGCGACAGGTACATAGAGTGTGGGTTTGTATCTAACCCGATAGTTCCTGCGTTCTCCATTTTCGAATGCACGAACTAAAAGGTTGTTGCCCCACTGAGTAACATTTGTATAAAAATCCATTATGTAAATATACCACCATCATAACAAAAAGTCAATCTTAATCGTCTTTCTTTTTACCGATATTGTACTTGGTTTCGAGGAACCATTCGTCCTTTTCTTTGAACGAGATTACCTTGATTTGACTGAGTGGTGCTTTGGGTTCTGCAACACCAACAACTTCCACAAGTCCCCAATCAGATAACAGATTTGCAATCGTGTTTCTGCGTGAAATATCATTTTCAGAAAGATTCGTGATTTTACCGTCCAGTGCAAAGAGTTCTTTGAAATGTACGATAAAGTATCTACCCTGTTTGTGCAGGATATGGCAGGATTGATAAAGTTTGCGTTCCTTCCTAGACGCTACCCCAATACGGGATAAAGTTTCCCTGACCTTCAAGAAGTCATCAGGTTCATTAAGACGCACCTCAAGCATTGCCTCCGGCGTCCACTCATTGTTATTCATTTTTTTCCACCTTTATTCAAACTATCTTTGATAGCAGTTATTTGTTCATCGTTAAGTATATCAAGAGCAGACTTGGCCTTCTCATCACCGTATCCATAAAACTCTTTTACATACTCAATGTCTTCAACTTTGTCAGACTTCATCCAAGGAGAGAACCGTTTCCTTGTTCTGATACTATTTAGAAAAAAGTCAAATTGAAGTTTGCTATCTAAGTGGTGGCGTTGATTGATTTCATTAACCAACATAATGGTATCATTAAATGGTGCAAGACACTTATTAATGATATAGGGAGCATACTTCTTCTCCCAGTCCTCATCATCTGAGTCCATTAATCGTTGTTTTGATAGGTTAATGGCGTTTAGGTAATCCTTCAGTTCATAACTCATTTGAACTTCACCTGACCCATAACTTCAGTCATGAATGCAAGTAGATTGATCTCCTGATCAGCAACAAATGCAGACTTGTATTGGTAGTCAGCGATCAACAAAACAAGGTGAGGAATTGTTGACGATTCTACATTGTCGTACATTGTGTCGTAGAGTTTTCTGAAGATACGATCTGAATCATTATCCAGATTATTGACAATCCATTTACGAACACTACTGAAGTCTTTCTCTTTCAGTGAGGTGATCAGTTCAGTCAGATTCACTTCAGATAGATTGACCAGTACACCGGCATCAATCTGTCCAGATGCAGAGTAACGTTGCAATTCGTTTAATGCACGTCTCCAATCTGGAAAGAACTTCTGTACCAGAGTTGCAACTGCTTTCTCTTCAAACTGAATATTCTCTTGTGTCAAAATGTCAATGACACGTTTGAAGAACATCCCTGCGAGTTTGGGTTTCTCTGCAGAAGGCATCTGGAACTCAACAACTGAACATCGAGACTGCAATGGTGCAATGATTCGATTCTTGAAGTTACAAGTCAGAATGAATCCACAGTTCTTATGGAACTCTTCCATAAATCCACGCAAGGCAGGTTGCGTAGACTGTGCATTGAGATAGTCTGCCTCATCGAGAATGACAAACTTTCGATTACCATCCATCGATACTGTAGATGCAAAGTTCTTGATCTTAGTTCTGAGGGTGTCAATACCAGACTCTTCAGAACCGTTGATGATCATATAGGTTGCATCAATTTCTTCCAACATCGCCTTTGCGACTGTCGTCTTACCGACACCAGGCCCACCCGTTAAGAGCAGGTTTGGGATGTTGTCATCATTTACAAATTGCTGGAATGTATCCTTCAGAGATTTCGGTAGGATACATTCATCAATAGTCTTGGGACGATACTTCTCGACCCACAAAAACACATCATTCATAATATAAGTTCCTTGTCAAAAATGTTTCACATATGATACATTGTACACCGTAATGTACATTATATTAAACATTATGATTCAAGGGCGATGAAGTATTCAACCTCAATAGTCTGGTTCACAAAACGAGAGATATTACGAGAAGATACCTCTACCTTGTATGTGCCAGGAATCAACTTCAGGTTCTCAACCTTGAAGTAGTACTTATATGAACTAGTTGCATTCTCACCAACTTTGACAGAGAAACTATTCGATGTGTCGTTCTTCTTGTCTGAAACTTTGAGTTCGATGTCACCACCCTGTTCTGCAGTAAGAACAAGATCAGGCGCACCAAGAACTGCTGCAGCTTTCAAGACAGAGTTCAGAGTATCTTCTGTCAATTCGAACTCCACATCTACACTAGGCATAGTGATGTCTTTGGTGACAGTTGTGATCACTGATGGATCTGAGTAGTAGAAGTCACACTTGGAACTTCCATTGTCTTCTTTGATCACCACACGATTGTCATCGAATGCCAAGTCTGGTGTCTTGAAGAGAGACATTGACGCAAGGAATTCGTTCAGATCATAGATACCGAACTCCTTTGTAAATGAATCTGGAATCGTTGCTTTTGCAACAATGTTCTTCATAGAGGAAATTGTTTTCAATGTATTGCCTTCACGAACCATCAAGTTTGCGTTGATTGTTGAGAAGTTTTTCAATACGTCACGGGTTGCATTACTAAGTTTCATTGATTGTCTCCATGTTTCAAATCATGATTATAAAGTGCGATTATACCATAGTGTAGGACTTTTAGCAAGTCTTTTCTATTGTATCCATCTTTCTTACCATATCGTTGTGCATACTTGAGTATGTTTCCGATACAAAACCCTTCACCATGTCCACCATCAATGATGAACTCAGTTGCTTGGAATTTGTTTTGAGAGTAGTGCTGATCATAAGTCGTATCGACATACTCACTCAGTTCTTTGAGTATTCTGTCCTCATCATATTTGTAATCGATCATATAATTCCTTCACATAAAACATAACGTAGTATAATATAAAAGGGGGTTGTTGTCAACCCCCCTATTCACTTTTATTGAATCTCGATTTGCTTACGCTGAGATTCTGGAATCAGACGTTCCAAAGAAATACGAAGCAGACCATTGATCATCTCTGCATTCTTTACTTCAACTTGATCGTTGAGAGTAAACATGCGAGTGAATGGACGCAATGCAAGACCCTGATACAGTGTATCATTGTCGTCTTCAGATTGTTCTGCATTACCTTTGATAACCAACTTATCACCTTCAGTTTCGATGACGATATCAGTCTTACCGAACCCAGCAACTGCCATCTCGATTACATACTGATTGTCATCAGTCTTCTTGATGTTGTATGGAGGGTAGTTAGGAATATTCTTTGCAACTTGATCATGAAATTCACGCAAGTTATCGAATACCTTGTCGTATCCAACAAAGAACTTATCTAGGTCTTTAGAAAAAAGTGTAGGGAATTGTGCTGTCATATCATTTCTCCTTTTCAGCGAGTTCCAAATGACTCCCATTAGGCGAGTCAATACTATTTATAAAAGTTGACAGTTTTTGGGGGGAACTGCCAAACCCTAATTTTGTGTCACAGAGTAGGATTTGAGACACGGGACGACTTACGAACTGCGCCCCTATTATATAGTCAACTTATGCCGCTTCTGCGTATTCTAACGCCTTCTCAAGTGCATTAAGTTTCACCTTACGGTTACGTCCATACCATGCAGACTGCAACCGTGAATCACCTTCACGTCCCTGTAAGTGATCAGTCATGTAAGTGACTGCATTAAATGCCTGCCACCATGATCCTTCTGCAAAGTTTGCACCAGGCTGCGACTGCATAACCTCTTGTGCGTTCTTTGCGTTACGAGAAGTGAAAGGAATTACATTATCCACTTTCTCTTTTGCAGGAGTACCGAATACTTCATTGAAGTACTGAGTCAAATTGTCACCAGTGTAACGTTTTGAACCAAGGAACTCTGCCATTGACTTGTACTGTTCCATCTTCTCACGAGCAATACCCATTTGTTCCTTAACTTCATCAGGATCAAACGCCTTACGGTGATTGACAGTAACCATCTGTTCTGAATTCTTGTTCAGAGACAGTGTTAGAGTGTTGTTACACACTACACGGATTGGTGTCATACGAATGTCGATTGACTTACCAAACTTGTGTGGATTGGTGCCCGCACGAACGTACTCATCAAAGAACTCAAACGCTTCTGCGTTCTGAACTGGATTCCAGTTTGAACCAACAACGTCAAGTACCTTATTGTCGAGTGAACGAACCAGTGCTTTCTTGCCTGGGACTACGATTCCAGAATCGGTTGTCATAGTCTCTTTACTGACAGTCCAATCCAATCCTGCAGTTACCATAAATTGATCTGGTGACAAATCAGCAGGAACCCTCTTACCAAGTCCATGCCAAGGAACATCACCAACATACGCCATCTGGGCTTCCCCATTCAAAATTTCAAGTTCATGTGCCATAGTTTTCTCTCCTACGAGTTTGTTTCATCACTATATTGTTATAGTAACAAAACATGGACTTGTTGTCAATACTTTTTATGCAATTTTTGAGAAATTTTTTACTTTCTCAAATTTGAGGATGCTTCTGAACTTGTCGTAGAGAGTATCACCCTTGTGAGAGATCACGAACACGTTTTGATCTGAGAACGTATCGAGGATCTTGAGGAAGTCATCTGTACCACCCCCATCTAGAGATGAATCAAAGATCTCATCCAGTATGAGAAGGTTGGTATTGGTAGAGTTTTTCATCTTTGCGATTGCACGCCAAGTGAATAGGAGTGATAGATCGATTCGCATCTTCTCCCCTTCAGAGAATGAAGCATACGAAAAGTCGTCACGATGACGTGATCGAATAGTTTCATTGAAGTTCTCATCTAGTTCAAACTTGACAAAGAAGTCCATCGAACTGAGATATGTGTTTACCAATTTATTCATGATTGGTAAGTATTGTTTCACAATCTTAGTCTTGATGCCAGAGTCCTGTAGTAGATTCTTTGCAACATCCACATAGAACTTATCTTCTGTCAACTTACTGTGTTGGTCTTCAATTAGTTTTTGTTGTCCCTTGAGTTCTGCCAGTTTCTGTTTGTCTTCTTCAGACACCTCACCCTGTTCATATGTCTCAATGTCTTTCAACAGTTTCTGGTTTGCCCGTTCTAACTCTTCTGCAGACGAACGTAGTTTAGCAATCTCAATTTCTTTGTTCCTGCGTTCAGTCAATGCAGTCTGGATTTTCTCCAATGTAGACTGTTCGTTTTCCAACATGTTTGCGAGTTCACCAAATGCAGTTTCCAGTTCTTCTATTTTAGAAGTCTTCTCTGTAATCTTCTCTTTCTTAATATCATCACTGATGACTTG